TCAAATGACCAGTTTTTTCCATTCCTTACCGCGTGCGTCGTTGTAAATATCGGTCATTTTTTGATTCGAATGGCCTAGCAAAATTTTGGTATCAACCCCCTGCTCTCTGAACAATCGCTCTGATAAAGATCTCTGCTCATGGAAAGAGGGTGGGGTGCCATTAGCACGCCAGTTGTAATCCACAGAATCCCGGGCTTTTTTAAATGCAACGGTTAATGTTGCTGGCTTAACCATCCCGCCGCGATTAGCTGTCCCTTTCGCGTGATGGTGGTGCAATAGCCACGGACTAAGAACGCAATCGCGGCAGGATGACACTACATCATCCAGGGTGAGATTTAATTTATCGCAACGCAGAGCCAGAGGGATGGCAATCCGGGTTCCTGTTTTTTGCTGTTCGACATGAAGATAACCATCCCGGATATCCGAAAATTGCATTTTGCAAATATCTGAAAGGCGCTGGCCTGTCATCAGTGCCAGCAGCATACCGCGCTGTAAAAAGTAACCATCCTTTTCCGCTGCGTTATAAATCATCATCCACTCATCAAAAGTCAGTCGCTGTCTTGATATCCGCACCTGCGGTTTTTTTGCCGATTCTGCAGGGTTAAAGCCTGGCGGGACATCGCCCGTTTGCTGAGCTTCCCGGAAAACATCGATCAGTACTTTCCTGAAAATTTGTCCCATTCTGTTATGTCCTCTGGCCTTGTACTCTTCCAGTACTGATACCACATCTTTTACGGTTATGGCATCTAACGGTCTGGTGCCAAAACGTTCATCAAATACCCTGAGAGGGGCCGCTTTCTGTTTCAGCGTGTTGAGTTTGATCTCGCCGTTTTCATATCTTTCCTGTTGAATTTTTCTGTAATTATTCAGAAAAATGGTAACGGTTGATGAACCGCCGGTATCACTAATAATTTTCTCCTGCAGACTGAGCATTTGTTCCATTTGCTGCCGGGCAAGACGGCTGTTCGCTTCTGCTGCAATAGTTTCTGCCAGTTTCTGGTCAATACTGCCGAGACCGTGATTTTTGCCTGTTATGGGATGCCTGTAACGCCAGTAAACTTTGTTATTTCTTTTGTCAAAATACGGAGATAATCCCGGAACATCGGTTTTATATTTTCGCGGGCGCGCCATCTTCCAGTATCCTCTTCAAAGCAGGGTGATCTGTGGCGATCACCTCCGGCTTGTTTACCATTCCGACAAAGCGAGCTTGCGGATCCACTCGCCAGCGTCTCCCAACTTTTTTGGGGAGAGGAAATATCATTCCGGCTTTAGCGTATTTACTTAACGTACTCGGAGTAGGGACCGGTTCACTGAATTCCTCTTTTGCCCACTCAGTGAGCAGAATAAGTCTTGCCATGAGCGTCGTTCGCTAATCATGGTCGCCGCCACTATAGCTGGTGGGCAACGACCGGGGTTGAACATTAAAAATCAGCCTGATTCGGGATCAGTTTTTGCCAGATAACTGAAACGTATTTTGCCTGGTAACGGGCGTCATCAAGTGCATTATGGCGCTCACCTTCGAATGGAATAGCCGTTCTGGCATCGAAGTCTATGGCTTTCCCCAGCTCAACGATTGTGCGTACATCGCGATCGTTGTAGTAACGCCATGGGCAGGGGATCCCCTGCCGTTCGTATGAACGGCGCAAAATCGTGTTGTCGAAGTTGGCTCCATTTCCCCAGACCTGAACAAAAAATTCGCCGGAGTTTTCGTCGATAAATTCCCGCAATTGCAGCAGTGCATCATCTAACGGGATTTCATCGGTCAGAATGGCAGATTGCGCCTCCCGTGATTGCTTAAGCCACCATTTAATGGTGCCACGATCAATGACTCCGCCAGCAGTATCCATATCGATGGTCTTACTAAATTCCGGCCCCATATCTCCGGTTTGCGGATCGAAAAATATTGCACCTATTGAGATAAGCGGGGCATCGGGATTTTTTCCCATGGTTTCAAGGTTGATCATCATGTGGTGCCACATTCTGCTGGTGGATGTGATAACGTGATGACCGTTCATCGCAATTAAGGGATCTGCCGTCTCGCCAGTTTCACTATCGCTGGCGTGATCCTGAGCGCTACCAGCATTCTCCTTGTGTGGATGTTCAGCGCCTTCCATTTCCTTCGGATCATTTTCCTGAACTTCAACCTGATTCTCTTCATCGAATGTTTCCTGGTATGTTGCGTCGCCCATTACCGCGCCACAATCAGGGCAGTTGCCACCACCGCTTTGACCGCAGGCGGTGCAGACTTTTTCCGGTTCCTGTTGCGCTACTGGCTCAGGTTGTTTCGTTTCTGGCTCGTTTTGTAACGCATTTGGGCTGTTTTGTTCCGCTTTCTGGCCGTTCTGTTCCGTTTCTTGTTGGTTCTGATTCACTGAATCGCGGGTTTCAATCCCCTTCACCCATTTCGGATCATTCGGGTCGCTAATCCCTGCAACAAATTCACCACGTGATACAGCAAGCAACTTATTGGCGTCAGGCTGGCTGATATTGGCTGCCTGCATAATTTTGTTTACTTCGTCAGCGGTAACTTTTACCGGCTCTGGTTGTGCGATCGTGTCAGATGCACCAGTATTTTGTTGTGAACCTGAGTATGTACTGTTTTTGCGGGCGAAATATTCTTCTTTCGTGATTTCAGTAGCCCCGGCAGCCAGCGCCTTATCCAGACCAGAAAGTTTGTTTGCGCGACCGTATTTTTCGCCATCCTTGTCGGTGAAGAGGAAGTAGAACGGCCCTTCACGCTCTACAGATGGTTCGACTTCCACTTTGCATTCGGTTTTTTCGTTGTCCGGAATTGCCGTTTCCACTGCATCAGTTTCTGGTACTGGCGACGAGAGAGTATCAGTTGCGCTCTGATTTCTTCCTTCATCTTCAAACACGCCCTTTGTAGTCAGGTATTCAGTAATGTATTTGTTCAGTGCCACAGGGTCTTTGTGAATGTCGATCGGACGTTCACGGACAAGGCCAAAAATAGTCTGGCGGTCGTAGCGAAGGGCATCAGGCTGTTTGCGCATTGATGCCGAGATACGCTTCCAGTCTTCGCGGTCGTTGTCGATAACTTCATTTTTTGCCCAGCGATGGATGCTGCCGTCAATGTTTCCGGCATCCACATCACCAGGCCAGAGAGCGTAGGCCAGTTCGTCATCCAGTGTTTTCCATGTCTGCTTGTATTCGCGATGAATGGCAGCAATGACCGGGCTGATTTTTCCTGTTGAATTTTCACTGTGCTGTTGATTGGTTCTGGCGCGGGCGAGATCAACAACAGACGTGTATTTTCCGGTTTCCTTGCGTTCACCTTCGCGACGTTTTTTCCAGATGCGCATCTCTGCCTGAATTTCGGGCCATTTGGCACCAGGCTTACATTTATGCTTAACCCACCCGATGGCATGCAGCTTAAGCTCCGGATACATGGCGTTAACTTCTGGCATTTTCATCAACGCTTCAACGATATGTCCGTCGAATGTTGCCATGTCTTCCTGCAACAATTCCTGTGCGCTAATAACCATATCAACGGTGATGTTTTCACATGTGTCGAACTTAACCATGACAGCGTTCTGTACTTCAGGGGACAGCTTGTCAAAATTGACGTTCATCGGATCGGATTCTGGTTCGACCGGAATAAAGGAAGCGGATTCCTCATCCCAGCGGTTTTCCTGCATATATTCAGCATCCCAGGAATCGAGGGCAGGGCGGGGTATACCGGGTTTATCCTCGCAGACAAGAAATTTATAAGCGCAGTCCTGAGCAGCCGGATAATGTTCCAGGAATTGCCAGTGAAATTTTGCGCGGGCGCGACGTTCATCACCGGCTTCAATGGCAGTGGCTACAGCGACGGCACCTTCTTCCTTTATTGCCTGTTCGTCCGGAATGGCGGCGCAAATAAAGACTTTACTCATTTTGTTTTAACCTCATTACAGATTTCAGGGTGAACGAATCCCTGCCATTGCTGGCATTTTTAATCCGTTGGTATGGCGTTAATATGGCTGGCGGGTTATCCAGCCGGTATTTCGTTATTCAGGTTCAGCGATACTTTTTTTAACGGGAGGCATTCACCGGGGATTTTTTGTTCGTCCCTTACCTGAATGCAGGATGACTTACTGTCATAAATTCCGGTAATCACATTTTGTGGCTCACCCGTTATAAGAAAAACGGTCATCACCAGTGCAAATGCTGAAGTCACTGCTGTTCTCCGATAATACCAAGTTCAAGAAGGGCAATTCTGGAAAGTATGGAATTATCATTGAGAAGATAAGGTTCATATTTTCTCATCTTAATGGCATCTTCCGTAAACTCCCGGTTACTGAGCAGAACACCAATATCAAAACAACCTTCAGACGTATTAACGTTTGGTAATAACGTTTCCATTATCGCGTCCTCAACAATGAATTTTGTGATGCGGTGCCTGGTGCCTCCAGGTGACGTTAACCAGTTAACAATTAACGCCGGATACAGAGAATCCACCCATAACACTGTTTTTGGTTTTAACTGTTCCGCGTGCGCTCAGCCGCATTCACCACATCACAAAATTCACTTTAAAAAGGGCGGCAGAGCAGTCACGGAGTAAAACTGATACCGCCAAACGTCACCAGAAAATTGATAACAGAGGGCGTTGCAGCGGAGTTGTCACTTAAGCGTATGGTCAACCTGACAACCCGGTGTCCTCAACGGAGGAAGGAATAACCCCGCCATACTTACCGCCGCGCCATTTCGCGGAGTGCCACAACCGGAAGCGCACGGTCGAACTAAATTTAACGACACCGTACAGAGAGACCAATTTCGCCGTGCGCTTTCGCTTTATGCCCTGACTTTTCAGGGACATATCCTTTCAGTAAACTGTCAGTGCCGGATGTTCACCCGTGTCCGGCGCACGCACTCCACCTGACCCGTGGAGAACTCCTTAATTACCAACCTTAGCTTCGTTGGTTAGCTATTAACGCGGGTATGTAACCATTCTGGCAATGCTTAATGCCGCTGCTTTTTCCAGCCTGGTGATATCCTGCTCCAGAGCGGACAGATTTTCAGCCTGCTTAGTCCTGGCTTCATTGGCCCATTTCAGATCCTGCGCTGCATTAATTTTCTGGCGCATCCACTCATAAAGTTCATCATCGGTATAGTCTGGCGCGATGATGACGGGTTCTCGTTTCTGCATACTGATTCCTCGCGGTGCTGCTTCGCTTATCAGCCGTTAGATTTTGCCGAGCTGGAAAGCGCCTGTTTAAACTCACTGAAGCTGAGAGCTTCTTCGCCTTCGGCAAGGCCTTCGAAGTATTCTTCGTAAGCCTTTTCCATGATTGTGTCGAAATCCATATCACTCACCTGAGTTTCTTTCCAGCCAGCGACGGGCACCATTTTCGGTTTTAAACGTTTTGCTTTTGGTATACGTCATTGCGGTGAACGTGCCGTCCTGGTTGGGGAACACGCCACATACCAGAGATTCGCTGTTGCCAAGATCGATAGTATCCATGCTGACCTCATTTCCCCTTAACGCCGGGGGAGCGGAACAAAAACCTGCTGCATAGTTATTAAAGTTGAACCCTGCCGTCATGTTCTTACGCCTCGGGCTGGCTACTTACCCCCTGACCACTGCTTGGTAACTCGAAGTATTGCCCGGCGTTCTGTGGGGCGGGGTGGGTTGGTATGTTGTTAAGGTAACAAGAGTTACCTTTCGAGTCAATACAATGTTGCAAAAGGTACATTTGAGGGCATAAAAAACCCGCAATGAATGCGGGTTCTGACTCAGTCTAAGTATTGATGTATTTGTGAAACTTTACCTTTAATGGTGTAACCACCATTCAGTTCGATGGGTTTGTAAAGCGGATTCAGTGACAACAGATAGATGTTTGGTCCGTCAATCGCAACTTTTTTTAGTGTTACGTTTGGCGTTCCTTCCAATTGGATTAAGATTATTTTTCCCACCAGTTCTCTAATGTTACTTGAGCATGGTGTGATCAGCACGGTAGATCCGTCGGGGATGGTTGGGAGGCCGTTAGAGTTTGTCATCGCATCTCCCTCAACATGCAATAAAAAAGAGTTTTCAGCGGTTTTTGTCATGACATCAACCCAGTTCTTAATACCAGGAATCTTGGTTACTGGACAACTCATATCCCAATAACCAGCCTGTTCCCACGTTAAAACGGGCAACCGGGCGATGTTGTCACTAATGTAAGGGTACTGATTCAGACGCAGATCATCGGTTTTATCGTGACCGTCCTTTCCATAAAGAATCCATTCAGGAGATTTGGAAAGCAATTTTGACAGTAGATACAAATTCTCACCGTCAGGTTTTGAAGAGCCATTTTCCCATTTTGTTACGGATACACGAGATATGCCGATTGCTTTCGCAACCTGCTGTTGGGTTAATCCAACGTCTTTTCGACGATTCCGAATACGTTCGCTGATAGTGTTTTTCATGTAACCAATGTTACTACCAAGTGATGTTGCTATGGTTGACATTGTTATGTAACTATTGTTACCCTTCTGCTCGAAATAACAGGAGAGTTTTATGTTCAAAGATGATGTTCTGCGCTATTTCAAAAAAAAGCGACTAGTAGCTGAGGCTCTTGGAATTTCACATGTGGCTGTTGTGCGGTGGAAAGCAGTTATTCCCAAACTTCGCGCAATGGAACTGGATGAAATTACTAACGGTGAATTGAAATACAACCCAGAACTTTACAAGAAGCAGGATAGCACCTCGAACGAAGGAAAGAATGATTCATGAAAATCAAGCATGAACACATCCGCATGGCGATGAATGCCTGGGCGCATCCGGACGGCGAAAAAGTGCCGGCTGCGAAAATTACCAAAGCGTATTTCGAGCTGGGAATGACGTTCCCGGAACTGTATGACGACAGCCATCCGGAAGCCCTGGCCCGTAATACCCAGAAAATTTTCCGTTGGCTGGATAAAGACACCCCTGATGCTGTTGAAAAAATGCAGGCTCTGTTACCGGCGATCGAAAAGGCGATGCCGCCTTTGCTGGTGGCCCGTATGCGCAGCCACAGTTCTGAATATTACCGTGAGATCGTCGAACGGCGGGATCGGCTGGTGAAGGATGTCGATGATTTTGTTGCGTCAGCGGTTGTTTTGTATGACCAGATGAATCGCGGCGGCCCGGCAGGGAATGCTGTGGTGATGCACTAAAAGCACGGTGTTCGGGGGTTTTATGAGCAGCAAGCTTCATGGTCTTGTCTGGGAAGGGTGCGCCTTCACCGGCATGATCTTATCCAGGGTGGCGGTTATGGCCCGTCTTGCAGACTACAGCAATGACGAGGGCGTGTCATGGCCTGCCATTGAAACTATCCGGCGTCAGATCGGTGCAAGAAGTGAATCCACAGTGAAATCGGCTATTGCAGAACTGGCGAAAGAGGGCTGGCTGACGAAGGAAGAGCGTAAGGTCGGTGGGCGTAATGTAAGCAATATCTATCGGCTTAATGTGGAAAAACTCGAAGCAGCTGCGGCGGCGGCGCGTGAGTCATATAAACCGAAAAGAAAAATTAGCCCGGCAAAAAATGACCCGTTAACAGTTGACCCGTCAAATATTGACCCCTCAACGGTTGACCCGTCAAATTTTGATGGATCAACTGTTGATAAAAAACTGCCGATTAGGGGGCCGATGATTGACCCCGATCCGTCAGTATTAAAACCTGATCCGTCAGATAAAAGATCTTCTTGTCCGGACGCTTCGCAACCGGACCCGCAGACGGCTGAACAGGATTTTTTAACCCGACACCCTGACGCGGTTGTGTTCAGTGCGAAAAAACGCCAGTGGGGAAGTCAGGAAGATTTGGTGTGCGCACAGTGGATCTGGGGACGAATCGTGAGTCTTTACGAGCAGGCGGCCAGCTATGATGGCGAGATCACTAGACCGAAAGAACCCAACTGGACAGCATGGGCCAATGACGTTCGCACAATGCGGATGCTGGATGGCAGAACTCACAGACAAATTTGTGAAATGTTTGGGCGTCTCCAGCGGGATTCGTTCTGGGTAAAAAACATCATGAGTCCGGCAAAACTCCGGGAAAAATGGGATGAACTGGTTATCCGCCTGGGGCGTTCGCCTGCGCAGCGTTGCGTGAATCACATTTCTGAACCGGACACTGAAATTCCGCCGGGCTTCAGGGGGTAAGTGTTAATTTCTGGTCATGAGGTAATTTTCAGGAGGGCTTGTGGCAAAAGTTTTTACACAAGAAGAGCGGGAAAAAATTAAAGGGCAGGTTGTTGAACTCGTACGCCAGAGTGGGCGCGAGACGTTACGACAACTGGAAACTAAAACTGGGGCAACAAGATATCTGATGAGCGTTCTGGCCAGAGAGCTGGTTGCCAGTGGCGATGTATACAACTCTGGTTACGGGTTATTCCCGTCTGAACAGGCGCGTAAGGACTGGCAAAATGCCCGTAAAAAGCTCTCAAGGGCAAAGCTGAAGAAACCATCTGCGGTTGATCCGGACCTTATCTGGTCATTACCTGACGGAGAAATACGTCGCTACGACAGGCGCCTAAACATAATCTGTCGCGAGTGCCGGAAGAGTGAAGCTATGCAGCGTGTACTGGCGTTTTATCAGGGGAATTTTGAGGAGGTGGTGCGGTGAGTGAATCAAAATGCCAGGTTAATGGCAACAAGATAGAACCATGTGCAGCACTGGCAAAGTCCCTTGAGCGTGATGCTGAATACACGATGCGAAAAGGTCTGCTGATATACAAAATCTGGAATGAGAGTTTAACTCGCGGTCCTGATTTTGTGATGTTGCGTTCCGGTGAATTTTCTAAATTACCAGTTCGGGTTTCATTTTGTCCGTTCTGTGGTGAAAGTCTGAAAACGTGGGAGAACAGAAATGAATGAAATTAAAGAAATACCAGTAGTACGTGATGAATATGGCTACTGGACGCATCCTGAATATGAAAAATTCTGTGACGGTCGGGAATATATTTCAACGGAAGAGTTTAACGCCTGGATGGAGGAAAATAATCTTCAATACGTCCTCTGCTTCAGAGATGAAGGATGTGCTGACCTTGATGCGTGTGATGCTGATATTTCTGCATGGGAACCGGAACGACCAGAGGGCAATGGATGGTTTATTGGTTCAATACATGACACCGAAGATGGCCCGGTTTGTGTATGGCTGAGAAATAAGGCCGAAGCATAAAGGCTATAAACCGACTAACAACTAAATACTGAAGATTTAAATCAGAAACGATTTTTATTAAATCCTTAACCGGAGGGATTCCTGCACCCTCAGAACATCAGGAGGCCGTCCGAAAGGGCGGTAGTGAAATGCGAAAATTCAAAATAATTATTGAAACGGGAATAGCCGGTGGAGATTTCGAGGATGAATTCGAAGTGGATGATGATGCAACACCAGATGAAATACAGGATGAAGCTAAAGATATTTTCTTTAACTACTGCAATTACTCATACCACGAAATAAAAGACGAAGAGGAAGAACAAAATGGCTGATTTTGGTTCAACTAAATATAACGCCAGTTTTGAAGAATGGCATGAACTGTTAATGGATTATGCAGAGTTACGCGGTGGAAGTGCCGCTGATGCTGAAGCATGGCGTGATGATTATGAAGCAGGGAAAACACCGGTCGAAGCATATTGTGATGAGTGGGGCGATGAATGAGCGAGATTAATTATCAGGAAGGGCATGAAAAGGTAGGGCAGGCAAAACCAGTGGCATGGCGATATCGCTACGTGAAAAAAGGCGTTACAGACTTTCAGGGGAAGCAGTGGGTTGGTGACTGGAAATATGTCCCGACAAAAGAGGATTGTAACGACAGACCAAACTATGAAATTCAGGCGTTATTCACGGCCCCGCCAGCTTCGGTGACATCAGAAGGACTGGTTAAAGCTGTGCGCTTTTATGAACAGGTACGGCGTGAGGATCCGCCAGTTGAAACCGGAGCATGGAAAGACGCTATTGACTGGGTACTCAAGGAGGCCTGCCTGGTTGTAAACACGGGCATCAAAGGAGGCTGAATGGGTATTGCCGCAAGTTATACCATGCATCTCTATTGTGATTGCCGCCAGTGTACGGATGGCAAATATCAGTCGCCAGATTTTGGTGAGTATATCGGTACGTCATGGGCTGGCTGTGCAAAAGAGGCACGTAAAGATGGGTGGCGAATAAGTGCCGACAAAACGCGTGCTTTTGCGCCAGGGCATAAAATTTTGAGGAGCAACAAAGGAGAGTGATGTGCCTACATTATTCAGAAAAGAATATCCGCGAAAAAGTAGAGCGACAGAATTTTTGTTTCTCATTCTGTTTATCGTGTTGATGATACCGATATCCCCGTTAATTCTGGTATGGGGAATCGGAAAAATAATTGAGCCAGTTATTGAATTGTATAACGACGTGGTATGGGCTCCGTTCAACACACTGCACAATAAAATTAATCCGTATAAGGAAAACTGATATGGCAACTTTGACAAAAAAAGAACAGGCATGGTTGAACGAATTACAGGACGTTCTTGATCGCTGTCCATCACCGAAAAAAATTGGTTTTTACACCATTGGCGATAAAAGCATTTACCTGTATGACCTGCGCCGCATGGATGAAATCATGGAGGCTCTTGATAATCGTTCGTCAATGGATTGGTGTGTTGCTGTCCATGATATGAATGCAGGGTTTGATGAAAAGATTTTGTTCCCCTCATCAGTTGAAAGCACTGCGGGTTAAGGAGTAACACATGACCACTATTACCAAAGAACGTATTGAATTGTTCATTAAAAACCCGCTTGAAAACGGGCTTACCCGTGGTGAACAAATGGAACTGGCACGGATTGCGCTGGCATCGCTGGAAGCAGAGCCGGTTGTGTTCTGGTTTGAAAAATATCAAGAAGGGGCTACGGCATGACGACTTTTACCAGAGAGCAGTTAATAGCTCACGCAGAGGAGACTATTGAAGCACAGAGACTGTGCATACCGGGCACAATCGACCATGACATCATCCGCACATATAAGATGGATATTGCTGTTCTGGAAATCGCACTGGTATCGCTGGCAGCAGAGCCAGCCGGTAAATTGCATGAATACAAACCAGTGGGATATCAGCGTCTGGTCGATGAGTTAACCATGCTGGTAAAGCAGTTAACCTGGCAACTGAGGAAAGCGAAGCCAGACTGCAAATTACCGGATAAGGCGATGAGTTATCTGGAGCGGAACGGACTGATAAGCGTGGAGGATATTTTACGATGACCTGGCCTGAAGCATTAACAACGGTAGGAATTGCGATGGCGGTGGCGCTGGTGGTGTATTCGATTTGCCGCTGGGGATAAAAACGGTTTGCGGGAAAAGGAGAGTTAAGTAGAATTGCAGCGGGTGCTTGAGGCTATCTGTCTCAGGCATGAACACCAAAAGGCAGATAGAGAAAAGCCCCAGTTAACATTACGCGTCCGGCAAGACGCTTAACATTAATCTGAGGCCATATCTATGCTCTACACACGTAGGTTAGCCTCTTACGTGCCGAAAGGCAAGGAGAAGCAGGCTATGAAGCAGCAAAAGGCGATGCTAATCGCCCTGATCGTCATCTGTTTAACCGTCATTGTGACGGCACTGGTAACGAGGAAAGACCTCTGCGAGGTACGAATCCGAACCGGCCAGACGGAGGTCGCTGTCTTCACAGCTTACGAACCTGAGGAGTAAGAGACCTGGCGGGGGAGAAATCCCTCGCCACCTCTGATGTGTCAGGCATCCTCAACGCACCCGCACTTAACCCGCTTCGGCGGGTTTTGTTTTTTCCTGGCATTCTGGTTTACAATTCGCACGTCAGCCTGAACACCTGACACCTGCTGCGCCAGCAGAGAAAACAGATGGCGCACAAAACCAAATTTCACAATTCTGATACCGACCTTGCCATCCGGCATGAGCGGCGTTCACACGCATTTAAAACCGACTGGTACCAACACCCACCATGTACTGAAGAACAGGCCGAATGGCTGATTCATAACTACCGCAGACGTGGATATGAGTTTAGGAAAGCCCTCACCCTCGATTATCGTCACTGGATAATCTACGTCAGACTCCCTTATTCCGAACGCCCACCGCGTCCGTCCCGCACATTCCAGCAACGCATCTGGAGGTAACGTGCGGGTATTACTTCGACCTGTTCTGGTACCGGAACTCGGGCTGGTGATCGTTAAGCCGGGCCGTGAATCCATGCCGGTATTCCACAATACCCGGGTACTGGTGGAGCCGGAACCGAAAAGCATGCGTAATCTGCCGTCCGGGGTCGTTCCTGCCGTTCGCCAGCCGCTGGCGGAGGATAAATCATTACTGCCATTTTTCAGCGACGAACGAGTGATTCGTGCTGCTGGTGGCGCTGGCGCATTGTCTGACTGGTTACTGCGCCATGTTAAATCCTGCCAGTGGCCACACGGCGATTATCACCACAGTGAAACCGTCATTCACCGTTATGGTACCGGCGCAATGGTGTTGTGCTGGCACTGCGACAACCAGCTGCGTGACCAGACATCCGAATCACTCGGGCAACTTGCTCATCAAAACCTGTCAGCATGGATGATTGACGTCATCGGTCACGCAATAAGCGGTACGCAGGAGCGTGAATTATCTCTGGCTGAATTATCCTGGTGGGCGGTCCGCAATCAGGTGGCGGACGCGCTACCGGAAGCGGTATTACGTCGTTCGCTGGGGTTGCGTGCGGAAAAAATCCGCTCAATGTACCGTGAAAGCGACATCGTACCGGGAGAGCAGACCGCCACCAGCATACTGAAACAGCGCACAAAAAATCTTGCGCCGCTGCCTCACGCCCACCAGCAAAACCCGCCACAGGAAGAGACGGTGGTCAGCATTGCCGTTGATCCTGAGTCTCCGGAATCTTTCATGAAACGACCTAAACGTCGCCGCTGGGTTAACGAGAAATACACACGCTGGGTGAAGACACAGCCGTGTGCGTGTTGTGGTAAGCCAGCCGACGATCCCCATCACCTGATTGGTCATGGTCAGGGCGGAATGGGGACAAAATCTCACGATATTTTCACGCTACCGCTGTGTCGGGAGCATCACAACGAGCTTCATGCGGATCCTCTGGCGTTCGAAGAAAAGCATGGTTCTCAGGTTGATTTAATTTTTCGTTTTCTTGATCACGCCTTTGCAACTGGCGTGCTTGGGTAAAAGAGGTGACTGATGCTCATAGATTTGGTTTTACCTTACCCGCCGACGGTGAACACTTACTGGCGACGCCGTGGCAGCACATATTTTATCTCGGAGGAGGGAAAGCGTTATCGCCGGGCTGTGGCGCTTATTGTTCGCCAGCAGCGGCTGAAATTAAGCCTGTCCGGAAGGCTGGCGATAAAGGTGATTGCAGAGCTACCGGATAAGCGCCGTCGTGACCTGGACAATATTCTGAAAGCACCACTGGATGCACTGACACATGCGGGGTTGCTTATCGACGACGAGCAGTTTGATGAAATCAATATTGTGCGCGGACTGCCTGTTCCTGGTGGTCGGTTGGGGATAAAAATCACAGAGCTGGAGTGCGCATGAATAACCAGTATTTACAGTTTGTTCGTGAGCAGCTCATTATCGCCACCGCCGATTTGAGTGGGGCAACAAAAGGTCAGCTTGAAGCCTGGCAGGAGAATGCCATGTTTGATACAGGGCGTTACAGACGTAAAAAAATCCGGTACCGCGATAAGGTCACTGGAAAAATGGTAACGCTGGATAATCCACCGATCCCGGGAAAGCAATCGCTGGCGAAAGGTTCATCAATTGCCCTAGTCAGTCCGGTTGAGTTTTCGACATCATCATGGCGACGCGCCGTTCTGTCTCTTGAAGAGCATCAGAAGGCGTGGGTACTGTGGGTATACAGTGAAAATCCGAGTTGGGATTATCAGGTGGTCATTGCGAAATGGGCGTGGGATAAGTTTCAGGTGCATTTTGGCACCAGAAAAATTACAGGGAAAACGCTTGAGCGTCTGAAGAAATTAATCTGGCTGGCGGCGCAGGATGTCAGGGGGAGGATTACTGGGTGTGACGTCTACCAGCGACAGGAACTTGCCAGACTGTGTGGAGTTAAGTCAGACAACTGGAGCCACAATTATGCGCACTACTGGCGTGATATGTGCGACATTTTTAAGAACCTCGACAACGAATCTTTGATTTATACCATGAAAACAAGATCGCAACAAAAAGCGACCTTTTCGCGGCGGGTTATTGCAAAAGTCAATTAAATCGCGTACATTTCGTGTAAATCTGATATTTTGCTGATTTTGTACACGATGGCAAACTAAACAAAGCCTGCTGCTGAGCGGGCTATCTTTTGTCGTAAGTTGAGCGAAAGACCATCGATTTTACCTTGCTAAAACTATTCTGCTATTGCCGAGTTACCCTTTAGGTAATACACTCATCTTATAAAAGAAAGTGGTTGTTAGCCACATAGGTTAGGATGTGCGCATACTTTGTTTGTGTGCTTTTTGTGTTTTATCTGTTAACGGAGGGGAGCATGCCGAAATATCTAACACTTGCCGCTCGCGCGATCCTCTCACCTGAGAAGATCATCAAAAAAATTGCAGATATAGCTTCCATGTGTGATGGAAAAGAAGCTAAGCATGAAAGTGACAAGTTTTTCATTGATAGTAATGGTTCGATGGTTTTGAATCGCAACAACGCTGATGTGCAAAAGGCTTTCGCAGCCAATATTAAGGGATTGAGTACTAAGAAGAAGGGTTAGTCTTCTATGTGGGCTGCGCTGATTGTTATTGTTTTAGTTTGTGGTTATCACTATACCAACTGCCATTTGCCGTCACGATACCGTCAAAGCAAAGCGATCGGTTGGAATGCATACTTTGATGTTGCACTGAAAGGTGGTGAGTTTCTCATAAGTGGTATTCTTATCGCTGCCTTATTGGTTGTTGTTCTGTACGCTGGAATGTCACTTTGGAACATTCCAGCGTACTTGTTTGGTTGGTACGCTCCCTTTACTTTCGCCCATGACTTTCTCAAAATGCGAGTGTTTGGGTTGAGCATGTTCCCTGCTATGTCGATAGCTTTCACTATTATTGTAAGTATCGGGAAGGCATCAGAGGCAACCAAAAACCATAAAGACCCACAAAAGCGCAAGGCTATTTTTGAAGAAATTGCGGCTCATAGTGCCGTGGAAAATATCCTTCTTGAATCAGTTGAGCGTGGATTGTTATTGTTGGTTACACTGAAGTCTCGCAAGGTCTATGTGGGGATGATTGATGAGGCACGTTTCAATCAGTTAGATACTAACACATTGGTGCTAATCCCTTTTATGTCCGGGTACAGAGATAAAGATACTCTGACTTTTTGTGTTGAGCATAATTATGTGGACTACTACCTTAGTCAGGGTATCACATTAACTTCTGAGCCATTGTCAGTTTATCAGTTTAGGCATGTGTTGCCCTTCGATCAGATCGAATCTTTTTCGCTGTTTAATGTTGAAACATTCGAGACTTTCAAGGCAGGTATTGAAGGGAAGAAGGCCACTGAAGTACAGAATCAAACAAGTTAAGGTTGTTACCTCATTAATTAAACCCGCCATTGAGCGGGTTTTTTGATGCCCGAAGTGCGGTACATTAAACGCGCTGGTAGTTATTAATATCGGTCTTTCAGCTTGCTGGCTTTTTCGACAAGAGTTATTGGTATGTCACGTTAACCAGAAAAGGAAAAGACATGCTAAAACAGCAGGATATGACAGAAACCGCCAGAGTGGTGTTTAATGAATTAAGCGTTACCGACCCGGCGACAGTCGGGGAGATAGCGCAGAATACTTACCTTTCACGCGAACGCTGCCAGTTAATACTGACTCAGCTGGTTATGGCGGGTCTGGCAGACTATCAGTTCGGTTGTTACAGACGCCTTCCGCAGTGAAGGCTTTTTTATTTATGGTAAATGGGCGGCTGGTGGGTGTTAGGGGCACCCACCAGCCATCTGCTCATGCGTTGGGTTCACAAGCAAACCTCAGGCCCACTGCTTTGCGCAAAAGCAGAATGAGCCTATCAGAGACAGGCTTAATGATCCATGCTTAATACTGTAAAAATATCCAGTTGTGAGTTAATCAACGCCGACTGCCTGGAATTTATCCGGTCGTTACCCGAAAATTCTGTTGACCTGATAGTTACGGACCCGCCGTACTTTAAAGTGAAGCCTGAGGGCTGGGATAACCAGTGGAAGGGCGACGATGATTACCTGAAGTGGCTGGACCAGTGTCTGGCGCAGTTCTGGCGGGTGCTGAAACCTGCCGGAAGTCTTTACCTGTTCTGTGGTCATCGCCTGGCATCTGATATCGAAATCATGATGCGTGAACGCTTCAGTGTGCTGAACCATATTATCTGGGCGAAGCCGTCCGGACGCTGGAACGGATGCAACAAGGAAAGCCTGCGGGCGTATTTCCCCGCCACAGAGCGCATTCTGTTCGCGGAACATTATCAGGGGCCGTATCGTCCGAAAGATGCCGGGTATGCGGCGAAGGGCAGTGCACTGAAACAGCATGTGATGGCCCCGCTGATTTCTTACTTTCGTGATGCGCGCGCGGCCCTGGGGATAACGGCAAAACAGATTGCAGATGCCACAGGAAAGAAAAACATGGTGTCGCACTGGTTCAGTGCCAGTCAGTGGCAGCTACCGAACGAAAGCGATTATCTGAAATTACAGTCGCTGTTTGCCCGGGTGGCAGAAGAGAAACATCAGCGCGGTGAACTGGAAAAGCCCCACCACCAGCTGGTGGATACGTATACGTCACTGAACCGGCAGTATGTGGAGCTGCAGAGTGAATATAAGCATCTGCGGCGGTATTTTGGTGTGACGGCGCAGGTGCCGTACACGGATGTGTGGACACATAAACCGGTGCAGTTCTATCCCGGGAAACATCCGTGCGAAAAACCGGCAGAAATGCTGCAGCAGATAATCAGCGCAAGCAGTCGTCCGGGAGACCTGGTTGCAGATTTTTTTATGGGCTCAGGTTCAACGGTAAAAGCTGCACTGGCGCTCGGGCGTCGTGCGATTGGCGTTGAACTGGAGACCGGACGTTTTGAGCAGACAGTCAGGGAAGTTCAGGATTTAATCGTTTGAAACGGATGAGATTGCAGAATTAATTACGCACCATTATTATTCTGCTCCCGGCCCTTTAGCTCAGTGGTGAGAGCGAGCGACTCATAATCGCCAGGTCGCTGGTTCAAATCCAGCAAGGGCCACCATCACATACCGCCATTAGCTCATCAGGAAAGAGCGCCAGCCTTCGAAGCTGGTTGCGCGGGGTTCAAGTCCCCGATGGCGGTCCATTATCTGCATCATGCGTTGTTAGCTCAGCCGGACAGAGCAATTGCCTTCTAAGCAATCGGTCACTGGTTCGAATCCAGTACAACGCGCCACACTTATTTTCCCTGGCTCGCTTTTGTGGGCCTTTTTTTTAAATGTCTCACAATTTAGGCGGTTGACTGTTGTCTGGTTTGCGGGGAGTTTGTTAAAAGAAACTGGCATGGTGAATCCCCCTGTGCGGAGGGGCAATCAGCGAGTAGGTATATGGGATAATCGCGGATTCAGGTGCTGGTACTGAATTCACCGGGAGGCACCCGGCACCATGCAATGGCACATAGCGCCACTCTCCAGCCCCTCTCCGGAGGGGCTGTTTATATTGATTTTGTCAGATGTGAGTAAACTGCTTATGGACTTTGTTGTTTTAGCCCATAAGGACATATTTGCAGAGTGCAACGGTTATTAAAGCATTCATTCAATACGTTATCTGTATTTGTAGGGCATTCCTGGCTGTTTTTGATTAAATTCCAGAATGTTTTATTGAATGGTACTACGTTGTAAATGGTTACAGGTAGCACTTTGTTATTGAGCATGATGCCTGTGTGAGTCAGTGTAAATATACTTTCAGGAGGTAAGAAAGCATCCGATTGATACCAGATTATTAATTTTATTTTACTCCATATGACTGAAAAAGATATTCCGCATGATGGCTGGATAACTGTATCAATCACAATCCACTTCATTTAGTTTCCTTGTTTATGCCTTGCTGGTGATGTTCTGAAAAGTATAAATGATATTTTTGATTGTAAACCATAGAGCAGAATTATTTTTCTGATGTTGTTTATTGTTTATTTAAATGCAGGGTGGTTTATATCTCGTCTTGTAGTTTATCCATGCATATCTGCTTGATGATGAGGTTTTTATTTAAGGTATGGTTTTGTGTTTTTTCTGTATTACATGTCAGGTATTTTAAAGAATCATTTTTCAGATGGTGGAAAGAACCATGGTATTTAAACACTATGATGTTGTCAGGGCGGCGTCGCCGTCAGATCTTGCGGAAAAGCTGACACATAAACTGAAAGAGGGCTGGCAGCCGTTTGGTAGTCCGGTGGCCATAACCCCTTATACCCTGATGCAGGCGATTGCAGCAGAAGGTGATGTGGTCGTCAGTGGTGCAACTGAGCCGGAGTGGTACTACGTCATCGTACTGGCCGGGCAATCCAATGCCATGGCTTACGGTGAAGGGCTTCCGCTTCCGGATTCTTACGATGCGCCCCACCCACGCATTAAGCAACTGGCCCGTCGCAACACAGTGACTCCCGGTGGTAAAGCATGCGCATTTAACGACATCATTCCGGCAGACCACTGCCTGCATGATGTTCAGGATATGAGCGCACTGAATCATCCGAAGGCAGACCTGAGCAAAGGGCAGTACGGCTGTGTCGGCCAGGGCTTACATATTGCCAAAAAACTGCTTCCGTATATCCCGAATAACGCGGGGATCCTGCTGGTACCATGCTGTCGTGGTGGTTCGGCATTCACCCAGGGCGCGGAGGGGACATTCAGTGCGGACACGGGGGCCAGCCAGGATTCGGCACGCTGGGGTGTGGGTAAACCGTTATATCAGGACCTGATCGCACGCACCAAAGCGGCATTACAGAAGAACCCGAAAAATGTGTTGCTGGCGGTGTGCTGGATGCAGGGCGAATTTGACATGAGCGCTGCCACCTACGCACAGCAACCGGACCTGTTCACGGCCATGCTGAAGCAGTTCCGTACTGACCTTTCCGGATTTAACGCGCAGTGCCATGGCGGCAGTGCTGCAGTTGTACCGTGGATTTGTGGCGACACGACGTATTACTGGAAAAACACATACGGCACACAGTATGACTCCGTCTACGGCGCATACAAAAACAGGGAGAGCGACAACGTTTTCTTTGTGCCGTTCATGACCGACGGTAACGGCAACAACACGCCCACCAACTTACCGGCAGAAGACCCGGATATTGCTGATGCAGGTTATTACGGCGCGCAATCCCGTAGTAATGGTAATTGGGTATCGTCAAACCGCCCGACACATTTCAGTTCATGGGCGCGCAGGAGCATTATTCCGGATCGTATGGCAACCGCTATTCTGAACGCAGCCGGGCGCACCTCAGCCTTCATCAGTGGTAAGGCACCGGAAATCAAACCCTCGCCCGGCGTCGACACGCCATCGGGGCCGTCTGAAGATGCATCCGTACGCACAATCTCCCTGTTGCCGACAGCCGGAGAGGCTGCTGCGCAGGGCTGGACCATTAAGGACGGCGGAATTCAGTTGTCGGGTGGTGTATTTAAGATCACCAAGCAGAGCAATAAAACTTGGTCCCTGATGCATCCGGTGGATGACGCAGTCTCCCTGCTGACACGGGGTGGCAGACTGAGCTGTAAGTTTCGACTGTCAGGCGCACTGACCAACAACCAGTTCGGTCTGGGAATTTATCTGTATACCGATGTAGCGTTACCTGACGTCGTGGCGATGACCGGGACTGGTAACCCGTTCCTGATGTCGTTCTTCACCCAGACCACAGACGGCAAACTGAATCTGATGCATCACAGGAAAGCAGGAAACACAAAGTTGGGCGAGTTCGGGAATTACAGTAACGACTGGCAGACGCTGGAGCTGGTGTTCACCGCCGGCAGTGCCACGGTTACTCCGAAACTGAATGGAGTGGCTGGCCCGGCATTCCAGGTCATAAAAGACAGTCTGACACTGGGGCTGAATGCGCTGACGCTGACGGATATTACCAAAAATGCAGCGTATGGCGTTGAGATAGAAAGTCTGGTGCTGGAGATAAATGCACCAGCATCATCATAAAAAGTGAGCCAGTCAAATGGAAGGTATCGTTAAACTCACCGGTAGTGTCAGTGGGTCGTCTGAGATGCCTGCATGAGTTATCAGAGCCATCAGTACTTAACTGGTGGCTTTTTTTATTGTTGTCAGCTTCCGGATAACGGGAGACGGGGTATGTACCAGATGGAAAAAATCACAACAGGTGTGTCATACACCACGTCAGCGGTGGGAACGGGCTACTGGTTCCTGCAGTTGCTGGACAGGGTTTCCCCGTCTCAGTGGGCGGCAATAGGCGTGCTGGGGAGTCTGCTGTTTGGGCTGCTGACATATCTGACTAACCTGTATTTCAAAATCAGAGAGGACCGTCGTAAGGCTGCACGGGGAGAGTAATTCAATGACTCAAAACTATGAACTGATTGTGAAAGGGATCCGCAATTTTGAGAATAAAGTTACGGTAACTTTAGCGTTACGGGACAAAAAACGCTTTGACGGTGAAATTTTTGACCTGGACATCTCGCTGGACCGTGTTGAAGGTGCCGCGCTGGAGTTTTATGAGGCAGCAGCCAGAAGGAGCATCAGACAGGTCTTCCTGGATGTTGCTGCCGGGTTATGTGAAGGGGATGAGCAGTCGCCGGAAAAGCGCCCCGTAATTTTAGAGGCGCAGGATGTGTTGATAACCTACAGAGGAAAACTACCGGGAATAATTACGGGTTCTCTGAAGAGTCCGCCGAAATGGTAATTTTACCAGCATATTTTTCATCCAGTAATACAGCAAGCCGCCTGAAAGAGTCTTGTTGTTCCTGAGACCATTTGGGATTGCATGATTCAAACTGGATTGATGCCAGCGTTGATTGCATCTGTTCCCTTGGAATTGAGAATGCCAGATATGAGAAGGCGACGGTAAGGGTATTCACGTCTTCCCGAAGCCTGGAAATGCTGTCGAGCAACTCCTGTAGAGAAATGGTGTTATTGTCCATAAATAATCCTCATGATTGTATTGACCTGTTAGCAGCCTGAGGCAACAGGCTGGAACTGATAAACATATCCAGGGCTCAGAAACCGATAAATCCTGATAAATATCCATGAACGCAAAAATCAGATACGGCCTGTCGGCTGCCGTTCTGGCGCTGATTGCCGCTGGTGCGCCTGCGCCTGACATTCTCGACCAGTTTCTGGATGAAAAGGAAGGTAACCACACCACGGCATACCGTGATGGCGCGGGTATCTGGACCATCTGCCGCGGTGCCATCCTGGTGGATGGCAAACCTGTCGTTCCGGGCATGAAGTTGTCGAAGGAAAAATGCGACCGGGTTAACGCCATTGAGCGTGATAAGGCGCTGGCATGGGTGGAGAAAAACATCAAAGTGCCATTGAGCGAACCCCAGAAAGCGGGGATCGCGTCATTCTGTCCGTACAACATTGGTCCCGGTAAGTGTTTCCCGTCGACGTTTTATAAACGAATTAATGCAGGTGATCGCAGGGGAGCGTGTGAGGCGATTCGCTGGTGGATTAAGGACGGTGGCAGAGACTGCCGTATTCGTTCAAACAACTGCTACGGTCAGGTATCCCGTCGTGACCAGGAGAGCGCGCTGGCGTGCTGGGGTATCGACAGATAAGCAGAATATTTTGCTGAAAAATGCGGTTTGCTTACACGGACGGATAACACGAAATCCTGCGAACTGACAAAAACTAAGTGAATAAAAGTAAAAACCCCGTTTGTTGGCTGCAAGCGGGGTTTTGTGTTTCCTGACTCTGGAAAAGTCAAAGGAGAAAGTGTGTTTGATTTTAGCAAACTGATTCGGGAGATTCGAGTGATGGCTGAAAAATTATCCACCTGGAAGTTCATTCTTATCTGGCTGGTGTTTGTGATTATGGCCTCCGGTTATTTCATCGGTCAGATACGCTGGTGGTGAAATGAACCGCGTACTGTGCGTGGTCATCATTGCCCTGCTGGTGGCCTGCGGTGCGCTTAGTCTGGGGCTGAATCATTACCGTGATAACGCCATAACCTACAAAGAGCAGCGCGATAAAAAAGTCAGTGAGCTGGAGCAGGCAAATGCAACCATTACTGATATGCAGCAGCGCCAGCGTGATGTTGCTGCACTTGATGCCAGATACTCGAGGGAATTAGCCGATGCGAGAGCTGAAAATGAAACTCTGCGCGCTGACGTTGCCGCTGGTCGTAAGCGCCTGCGGATCAACGCCACCTGCCCCGGTACCGTGCGTGAAGCCCCCACCATCTCCGGCGTGGATAATGCAACCGGCCCCCGACTGGCAGACACCGCTGAACGGGATTATTTCACTCTCAGAGAGCGGTTGATGCTGATGCAGAAGCAGCTGGAAGTGGCGCAGGAATATATCCGCACTCAGTGCCTGAAATAAGTTTTGCTGATGCGCGGTATTGTCGCCGTATCCCCGCATTAACAGAGACCGCAGCCCGACCGGGAGACTCCTCTGCGCGAGTGTGCGGGGATAATCAAAAACGATACACACCGGGGTTTACCGCGTTAACGGAGCGCGGCGTTGTCCCCTCATAGTCGCCTGTCCGGTGCGATGGTGGAAGAAACTGGACTACATTGAAAATGATAACCATTATCATTTTTGCGGGTCCTTTCCGGCGATCCGGGCCGTTACGGGGCGGCGACCTCGCGGTTTTTCACTATTTATGAAAATTTTTCAGGGAAAATCGTGTCGGTACTTCTCGAATATAACTTTTTGTTTTTTTTAATATTGCATTCATAAATGTCCGACATGAAAGTGTCCGAAAATGCCTTTTTCTGGCGTTTTCATGTCGGGCCTTGTATTTGATAATGGGTTGTTCTATGAAGGTTAATAAAAAGAGGCTTGCCGAAATTTTTAACGTGGACCCGCGGACGATTGAACGCTGGCAGTCTCAGGGGCTCCCTTGCGTCTCCAAAGGCAGTAAGGGCATTGAATCTGTATTTGATACTGCCATGGCAATTCAGTGGTATGCGCAGAGGGAAACTGATATCGAAAACGAAAAGCTCCGCAAAGAACTGGCCGATTTGCGTGCGGCAGCGGAGTCAGATTTACAACCCGGCACCATTGACTATGAACGCTACCGGCTCACAAAAGCGCAGGCAGATGCGCAGGAACTGAAAAATGCCCGTGAAGACGGAGTGGTGCTGGAAACTGAACTGTTTACCTTCATTCTGCAACGTGTGGCACAGGAGATTTCGGGGATACTTGTGCGTGTGCCGTTGACATTACAGCGTAAATATCCGGACATTTCACCATCACACCTTGATGTGGTGAAAACTGAAATCGCGAAAGCCTCCAATGTTGCAGCTAAGGCCGGTGAAAACGTGGGCGGGTGGATCGATGATTTCAGACGCACAGAAGGCAGCTAATGCAGCCGGTGCGATAGCTACAGGGCTTTTATCTCTCATTATTCCTGTTCCACTGACGACAGTTCAGCGGGCCAATAAACATTATTACCTTCCTAAAGAGTCGTCTTATACCCCGGGGCGATGGGAAACACTGCCGTTTCAGGTTGGCATCATGAACTGTATGGGCAACGATCTGATTCGCACGGTTAACCTGATTAAATCTGCCCGTGTTGGTTATACAAAGATGTTGCTGGGAGTGGAGGCTTATTTTATTGAGCATAAATCACGCAACAGCCTTCTTTTTCAGCCCACGGACTCAGCTGCTGAAGATTTTATGAAATCTCATGTTGAGCCAACGATAAGGGATGTTCCTGCATTGCTGGAGCTGGCTCCATGGTTCGGAAGAAAACACCGCGATAATACGCTCACCCTGAAGCGTTTTTCCTCCGGTGTGGGTTTCTGGTGTCTGGGGGGAGCGGCAGCAAAAAACTACCGTGAAAAATCCGTGGATGTGGTCTGTTATGACGAGCTTTCCTCGTTCGAACCGGATGTTGAAAAAGAGGGTTCGCCAACCCTGCTGGGGGATAAACGTATTGAGGGCTCTGTATGGCCAAAATCCATTCGCGGCTCGACGCCTAAAATCAAAGGCTCCTGCCAGATCGAAAAAGCCGCTAACGAGTCGGCACACTTCATGCGTTTTTATGTGCCCTGTCCGCACTGTGGGGAGGAGCAGTATCTGAAATTTGGCGATGATGCCTCGCCTTTCGGTCTTAAGTGGGAGAAGAATAAGCCAGAAAGTGTTTTCTACCTTTGTGAGCATCATGGCTGTGTGATCCATCAGTCTGAGCTTGACCAGAGTAACGGGCGGTGGATCTGTGAAAACACGGGCATGTGGACCCGTGACGGCCTGATGTTTTTCAGCGCCCGGGGTAATGAAATTCCGCCGCCGCGCTCCATCACGTTCCATATCTGGACGGCGTACAGTCCATTCACCACCTGGGTACAGATAGTCTATGACTGGCTGGATGCACTGAAAGATCCCAACGGCCTGAAAACCTTTGTGAACACCACGCTGGGCGAGACCTGGGAAGAGGCCGTGGGCGAAAAACTCGATCACCAGGTACTGATGGATAAGGTTGTGCGTTACACGGCGGCGGTGCCTGCCCGGGTGGTTTATCTGACGGCGGGCATTGACTCGCAGCGAAACCGTTTTGAGATGTATGTCTGGGGATGGGCTCCGGGAGAGGAAGCCTTTCTGGTGGATAAAATCATCATTATGGGGCGTCCCGATGAGGAAGAGACGCTGTTACGTGTGGATGCGGCGATCAACAAAAAATACCGCCATGCAGACGGAACCGAAATGACCATTTCCCGTGTCTGCTGGGACATCGGGGGGATCGATGGCGAAATCGTTTATCAGAGGTCAAAAAAACACGGTGTTTTCCGGGTGCTGCCGGTAAAAGGCGCGTCTGTCTATGGCAAGCCGGTGATCACCATGCCGAAAACCCGCAATCAGCGGGGCGTTTATCTGTGTGAAGTGGGGACGGACACCGCAAAAGAAATTCTCTATGCCCGTATGAAAGCCGAGCCCACGCCTGCGGATGAAGCCACGTCGTATGCCATCCGTTTTCCTGATGATCCGGAGATTTTTTCGCAGACAGAGGCGCAGCAACTGGTCGCGGAAGAGCTTGTGGAGAAGTGGGAAAAAGGAAAGATGCGTCTGCTGTGGGATAACAAAAAGCGGCGTAACGAAGCGCTGGACTGCCTGGTGTATGCCTACGCGGCATTACGTGTGTCCGTGCAACGCTGGCAGCTTGATCTGGCTGTACTGGCAAAATCCCGGGAAGAAGAGACGACCCGGCCAACCCTTAAAGAACTGGCAGCGAAGCTGTCCGGAGGAGTGAATGGTTACAGTCGCTGAACTGCAGGCGCTGCGTCAGGCGCGCCTTGATTTATTAACCGGTAAACGGGTGGTGTCTGTCCAGAAAGATGGTCGCAGAATTGAATATACGGCGGCTTCTCTGGATGAGCTTAACCGGGCGATCAATGATGCGGAGTCGGTACTGGGGACAACCCGGCGTCGCCGTCGTCCGCTGGGAGTGAGGTTATGAAACGAACGCCTGTCCTGATTGATGTGAACGGCGTTCCGCTTCGTGAGAGTCTCAGCTACAACGGGGGCGGTGCAGGATTTGGCGGGCAAATGGCTGAGTGGTTGCCACCGGCGCAGAGTGCCGATGCGGCCCTGCTGCCCGCGTTGCGTCTGGGGAATGCCCGGGCAGATGATCTGGTGCGCAATAACGGAATAGCGGCTAATGCGGTGGCTCTGCATAAGGATCACATTGTCGGGCATATGTTTCTGATCAGCTACCGTCCGAACTGGCGCTGGCTGGGGATGCGGGAGACCGCAGCAAAAAGCTTTGTCGATGAGGTGGAGGCGGCCTGGTCGGAATACGCCGAAGGGATGTTTGGCGAGATCGACGTGGAAGGAAAACGCACGTTCACGGAATTTATCCGTGAAGGTGTGGGCGTTCATGCGTTTAACGGCGAAATCTTTGTGCAGCCGGTCTGGGATACGGAAACCACGCAGTTATTCCGTACGCGTTTTAAAGCCGTGAGTCCGAAACGGGTGGACACGCCTGGACACGGTATGGGGAACCGTTTTCTGCGGGCCGGTGTGGAGGTCGATCGATATGGCCGTGCCGTCGCGTACCATATCTGTGAGGACGATTTTCCGTTCTCTGGTAGTGGACGATGGGAACGGATCCCGCGTGAACTTCCCACCGGGCGTCCGGCCATGCTGCATATTTTCGAGCCGGTGGAGGACGGGCAGACCCGTGGGGCTAATCAGTTTTACAGCGTCATGGAACGGCTGAAGATGCTCGATTCCCTGCAGGCAACACAGCTTCAGTCGGCCATAGTGAAGGCGATGTATGCAGCGACGATTGAAAGTGAACTTGATACCGAAAAGGCCTTTGAATATATCGCCGGCGCGCCACAGGAGCAGAAGGATAATCCGCTTATTAATATTCTGGAGAAGTTCTCCAGCTGGTATGACACGAATAACGTGACGCTGGGCGGTGTCAAAATTCCGCACCTTTTCCCTGGTGATGATCTGAAACTTCAGACTGCGCAGGATTCAGACAATGGATTTTCTGCGCTTGAACAGGCGCTGCTGCGGTATATCGCCGCCGGTCTTGGCGTTTCCTACGAACAGTTGTCCCGTGATTACTCGAAGGTCAGTTACTCAAGTGCCCGCGCCTCCGCCAATGAGTCGTGGCGCTATTTTATGGGGCGGCGAAAATTTATTGCGGCCCGGCTGGCCACGCAGATGTTTTCCTGCTGGCTGGAAGAGGCACTTCTTCGGGGGATTATTCGTCCGCCACGGGCACGTTTTGATTTTTATCAGGCGCGATCAGCCTGGTCACGGGCTGAGTGGATTGGTGCCGGAAGAATGGCCATTGACGGGCTCAAGGAGGTCCAGGAATCAGTGATGCGCATTGAGGCCGGACTGAGCACGTATGAGAAAGAGCTGGCGCTGATGGGCGAGGATTATCAGGACATTTTCCGCCAGCAGGTCAGGGAATCTGCTGAGCGGCAAAAAGCCGGACTCTCACGTCCGGTGTGGATAGCGCAGGCGTATCAGCAGCAGATAGCGGAGAGTCGCAGGCCGGAAGAGGAGACAACACCACGTGAGACGTAATCTTTCACACATTATTGCCGCAGCATTCAATGAACCGCTGCTTCTGGAGCCCGCCTATGCGCGGGTTTTCTTTTGCGCGCTCGGGCGCGAGATGGGGGCAGCAAGTCTTTCGGTACCACAACAGCAGGTACAGCTTGATGCTCCCGGAATGCTGGCTGAAACGGACGAGTACATGGCCGGAGGTAAACGACCGGCCCGTGTTTACCGGGTGGTGAACGGTATTGCGGTACTGCCGGTGACCGGCACGCTGGTGCACCGGCTGGGGGGGATGCGGCCATTTTCCGGAATGACAGGCTATGACGGCATTGTCGCCTGTCTTCAGCAGGCAATGGCGGATAGCCAGGTGCGGGGCGTACTGCTGGACATTGACAGTCCGGGCGGGCAGGCCGCCGGCGCGTTTGACTGCGCTGACATGATTTACCGCCTCCGTCAGCAGAAGCCGGTCTGGGCACTGTGCAATGACACGGCCTGTTCTGCAGCCATGCTGCTGGCGTCGGCCTGCTCCCGACGGCTGGTTACCCAGACATCCCGTATCGGCTCCATTGGCGTGATGATGAGCCATGTCAGCTATGCCGGTCATCTGGCGCAGGCCGGTGTGGATATCACGCTGATTTACTCAGGGGCGCACAAGGTGGATGGCAATCAGTTTGAAGCGTTGCCGGCAGAGGTTCGCCAGGACATGCAGCAGCGGATTGATGCGGCGCGCCGGATGTTTGCCGAAAAAGTGGCGATGTATACCGGGTTGTCTGTGGATGCGGTCACGGGAACAGAGGCCGCCGTTTTTGAAGGTCAGTCCGGCATTGAGGCCGGGCTGGCGGATGAATTAATCAATGCGTCGGATGCCATCAGTGTGATGGCCACGGCGCTGAACAGTAATGTCAGAGGAGGCACTATGCCGCAATTAACTGCAACGGAAGCCGCCGCGCAGGAGAACCAGCGAGTGATGGGGATCCTGACATGCCAGGAAGCGAAAGGACGTGAACAGCTTGCCACGATGCTGGCAGGGCAACAGGGCATGAGCGTTGAACAGGCCCGGGCGATTCTGGCCGCGGCGGCACCGCAGCAGCCGGTGGCATCCGCGCAGAGTGAAGCCGATCGCATTATGGCGTGTGAAGAAGCGAACGGTCGTGAACAACTGGCGGCAACGCTGGCGGCGATGCCGGAGATGACGGTGGAAAAAGCCCGCCCGATCCTGGCTGCTTCACCGCAGGCGGATGCCGGACCATCACTCCGTGATCAGATCATGGCACTGGATGAGGCAAAAGGGGCTGAGGCGCAGGCTGAACAGCTGGCTGCCTGCCCGGGAATG